TCGGGGGCCTCCGCTCGGCCTCCGTGCCCAGCGCCACCTTCTCCGGGTCCGGACCGGGCGGAGCGGGCTCCCCGGGCACGCCCGGGGCGGGGGACGCAGCTCCCTGGGCGGTCGGGACTCCGCCCCCCGCCGCCGGGGTCATTTCAGACTCGTCCGCCGCCGGGTCCAGCAGGTCCCGGGCCGGACGGCCAGGCTCCCGGGCCGCGATGTCCCCGACCGCCTTGTCGAACATAGGGTATTTCTTGATCAGCTTCTGGGCCAGCTCCTCGTCGGATATGACGTCCTTCGAGTACTCCGGGTGCCGCTTGCGAAACTCGTCCAGGGCTTGCTGGGGCATGGCTACCTCTTCGCCGGAGCCGACGGCTTCTTCTGGCGGCGGGGGTCGTTGGGATCGAACAGTCCGAGAGGATCACTCGCGGTCGGCTTGGGACGGCCCCCGGCGGGCTCGGGGATCGGGATGTCCGTCTCCCCGTTGTCCAAGCGGCGCAGGTAGTTGGCCATGTTAACCATGTTCATCTTTAGGTTATGGTACTTCGCCAAGAACTGCTCCGTGGAGTCGTTGTCGATGTCCGGGATGTCCATCAGGTACAGGGTCCGGTCGGCGGGAGTGACGGCGGCCCCGGTGAGGTCGTGTCCCAGCTTGCCGCGCAGCTTCTGGATGTCCGCCCGAAACTCCGCGAATTCCTTGGGGCCGTACCCCAACGATGAAAAGACCGTGTTGATCTTGGACTTGAGGCCGTACGGCCCGCCCAGGTTCTTCTTCTGGGCCTCCAGGCGGGAGTCGATCCGGTCCACGATGTCCAGGGCCGCCAGGGTCTCGGCCCAGCCCTTTCGCTCGGTCGGCGGCAGCTTGACCGTGGTGCTGGCCGCGCCCGCCTTCTTCTGCGTGGCCAGGTCCGCGAGGGTCGCCTTGGCCTCCTGGCGGATCTTGGCGGGCTGCGTGCTGTCGTTCGCGACGGCGGCGATCTGGGGCTCGGTCAGCTTGTCCCACCACGGCTTTTCCTTCGTCTCGAAGCCGGGAGCGACCCGCAGGACCGTCTGCCCGGTCGGCCCCTCCAGCGCCCACACGTACGGGACGCCGTCGATCACGGTGGGCTTTTTGGCCTCGCCCGCCTTGGCCTCGGCGGTGATCCGGGCCTGCTCGTCGTCCGCAAACTTCTCGATCAGGCTCAACGCTTCCTTGCCACCCTTGGACAGCGCCTCCCAGCGGTGGGCTTCGGCGGGGTTGCTCTCCCGCAGCTCGTCAGCCTTCTGGGAAGCGTATTGACGCAGCTGCTGCTCGTTCTTGCGCCCCCGGGCCTTCGTGGCCCGCTCCTCGGTCTTGGTCTCCTGGTCCAGGATCTTCCGGCCCGTCTCGCCCTGGGCCATGCGGGCTTCGTACTTCGCCAGCGTCTCCTCGCGGTCCGCCCCCGCGTCGACCTCCTTGAGAAACTGCTTGGTCGCCCGGCGGCTGTCGGCGTCGTCCTCCGCCGCCGTGGCTTCTTTCCCGGTCTTGTAGTACTTGTCAAGGTCGCCCCGGAGCAGCAGGGCCGCCGCTTCCGGGTCCCGGCTGATGATGTCGGGCAGGGACAGCCCGGGCCGCTCGACCCGCCGCCCGCCCGGGTCAAAATCGGAGGGCTGGACGGCGGTGGACGACGGGGGCTGCAGGTACTCCGGAATCGTCCCTACTTCCTCCCGACGAGGGATCTCCGCCGTCGCGGCGATGTCGCCGCTAAAATCACGGAACGCGTTGCTGTACGGGCCCTCCTGGGGCGGCCCGATCCGGTCGGCGCGGTCCGGGTGATACGGGATGTCCATGGCCCCGGGCGCCATCTCAAACAGGCGCGGCTGGGGCTGCTCTTCAAACTGCTTCATGAAGTCGAAGCTGGGCTCCTGCAGGACCGGCCCCGGCTGGGCCTGGTCGGTCAGCTCCTGGGAAGGCATGGTCTGGCTGGCGAAGCGGCCCAGCGCCCCCGCTCGGTTGCGGGAAGCCTCCTGGATCGCCGACGTGTCGCCCAGCCCCGCCTGGGCCCCCCATCGGGCCAAAATCTCGTCCTCGGGCATTCCGGCGTCGCTGGCCAGCTTCATGGCGATCCGGGCCTGGTTCTGGGCCTCCAGGTCCTTCTTGCTGGGACCGGTCCACCCGAAGGCGGTTCCGGCCCCCGAGGGGTTCAGAGGGATGTCGAACGGGTTGGCCATCCTACGCTCCCTTCATGCCGCCCATGATGCTGCCAAAGGCGCTGGCTTCCGTAGAGAGCGTCTTGCGGTTCTCGTCCAGCGGCGACGGCCCCACGATGGAGCCCAGCATCTCCGGCTTCGCCATCCGCATGTACTCCAGCCACATGCCGATCTTGCCCTGGTCCATGCCCGCCGCCCGCAGCTGGGCCTCCATCTGCGCGGTGTTCCCGGCCTGCTCGGCCGCGCGGAGCTGCTCGCCCGCCCCGAACACCTGGCCCGCCAGGCTCGGCGCGAGCTGTGCGCCAAACTGGGAGGCCCCCTGCTGAAGGCCGCGCTCCGCCCCGTATTGATTCCACCCGGCCTGGGCGATATCGTGGGCGGCCTCGGTCCCGATCCGCCCCGCCTGGCGGCCCAGCTGAGCCTCGCGGGCCGACGAATCATAGTTACCTCGGGCCGCCGCCCGGGCGTTGGTATCGTTCATCGCGTCCTGGAACAGCATCTTGGCGATGTCCTGGCGCGACGTCGACAGCGCCGAAAACTCGGGCCGCGAGGCGACGTCCAGGTACTTCCCCTCGGCGGTGTCCTGGAGGGTCCGGACTCCCGCCCCGTACAGCGGCTCCGCCTGGCCCTGGTACTTCTCCAGCGCGGCCAGCGACCGCTGCTGCTCGGGACGCGGGCCCACGTACGGGTTCCCGGTGCCCGCCGTCGTGGGCGACCCGATGTTACCAGTCAGGAGGTCCTCGGTGTACTGCTGCTGATAAGGCATGGACTGGTACGGGTTAACCATCTGGAACTCGCGCTGAGTCTGCTTCGGCTTCGTCGAAGCAAACGGCCCCAGAAAGTGCTGGCCGATATCGGAACCAGAGCCGCTACCCATGGTGTTCTCCCATCTCGACCTCATAGATCGCGGCGGCGGGGTGCGCCCCGATCCGCGCCCAGGCACGCGGCCGATCCCGCCGCGTCTCAAAATAGCAATGCGCCGCGCCGTTCATCTTCGACCACTCCACCATCCGCCGAACCAGCACCGGGAAGACCGCGCCCACCCGCTTGCGCGGATACAGGTACACCGCCGGGGCCGAAGCGATGGGCGGCCCGCCAAAGGGGCTGGACAGCACGACCCACGCGAAGCCGATCAACCGGTACTCGGCGTCCAAGACCAGCCAGACGGCTTGGTTGGGCTCGTAGACCGCGATAGCCAGCCGGGTCAGCACGCCCTCGGGCGTTCCGGGCAGCCGCGAGCGGGCCAAGAAGTCCTTGGCGGCGACCAACAAGATCTTCTGGTACTCCTCCAACCAGAACCCGTCGCCCTCCCCCAGGCGGATGACCCGGACCCCGGAGGGGAGGATCTCCAGCTGCGCTTCCGGCTTGGATTCCAGAGTCATCATCGGGCGTACCCGCCCGGGATGTTGGCCGCCCCGTACGCGGCGACCTCCCAGTCATCTCCCAATGCGTTCGACTCCATCCGCACCTGCCAGATCCGCCCATACTCCCGCACGTCGACCCAGGGGCGGTAGCGGGCCGGGTCCAGCGGGAGCTCGCGCGGCGGCTTCCACGGCGGCATCGGGGTTCGGGGATCCATGGCCGCCCGCACCGTGATGCGGAGCGTCCCCGTGCCGGTTGCGTAAACCGGGACCACCAGAATCTTTGTCGGGATGAGCCCGTCGTTGAAGTGTCGGGACTCCACCCACGGGTAGATGGGGACCCCGTCCGCGTCGTGCCCGCCGTAGACCTGGATCAGCCCGCTGGCCTGGCCAAACGCGCCCCGCACCGGGCGAAGGTTCTCTTCGTTGGTCGCTTGCCCGGCATCGGGGCCCGGGGGCGGCAGCTCCGTGAAGCACATGCCGGGGTCATGGTCGGTGAGCGACCAGGTCTGGTCCCGATAGTTGTAAACCGCGGTGAGGTTGGGCTGGGTCGAGCCCCGCGCCGGGATCTTCCAGCAGACCTCGTCGTGCTCCAGGCGGCGGTACGCGTAGATCAGGTGGGCTCGCGGCCAGTCGATGGCGTCGGAGATCTCGGGCCAGATCGCGTCCCCGATGGGCTCCGAGAAGGACCCCAGCCGGTAGAAGTTGGTCCGCCCGCAGTAATACTGGTACGAGCCGATCGAGATCGGCGACCGGGCTGACACCGAGCCGTCGTCCGCCGGGATGCCCTCCACGATATAGATTTCTGGCGGCCCCACCGAGATGAACCGGTAGAGGCGGTTGGGCTTGTGGATGATCGCATGATCGCCCAGCACCTTGACCGCCGTCAGCCCGGTCGAGTCCTCCAAGAAAAACTGGTCCCCCGCGATGTCCCCGGTCCAGTCCAGCGGGTCGTCCGGCATGGAGTACGACAGCCGCCAGGGCTGGTTCGGGAACCGCCCGACCAGGACCCGCGACTTGTGGATCTCCACCAGCGCTCCGGGGCCCTGCGCGGTATCGATGGTGATCACGAACGCGTCGTCGGCCCCGTTCCAGCCGTAGACCTCGATGCCGTCCGACCAGATCAGCATCTCCTTGTGCTGGTCGAGCGTGACCACGTCGTTCAGAGTCCGCGTGGGGAACGTAGCGATCCGCACGAGGGTGTCCCCGCTGCCCACCCACGCTCCGGTGAGCCCAATGCGGACGAGCTGCGGATTCTCGCCAGAAGGCGGCACGTACCACCAAATAGCGCGGAGGGGCTCGGTCGGGCCGCCCGGGTCCTCGATGCGCGAATACCCGTCCGTCTTTCGCACCCGCGTGCCGCCGGTCGGAAAGCGGACGTTCCGTCCGTTCGCCCAGGAGCGGTCCGGCACGTGGCGCGGGTCCGCGTTGCGGATGATCCCGCCGCCGGGGGCCTCGATGAAGTGGGG